CTAGTTCCTCTGTTAACAAACATCATGTACTCTTCAATAGCACCTTGCTTATCAAACTCAGCTAAGATCGCATCGAACTCAGCTAAATCAGTAGAAGCGTTAGTACCTAAAATACCAGAAGTTACATTACCTCTAGTTTCGATAGCATCGAAAAGACCTTGAGTTCCATGAAGAGCTCCAGAGTAAGTAGCTGATTGACCTTCTAAGTAGTCATCAACTAAATCGTCTGCACTAACTACTGCACCTGACATAACATCTGAAGCATCACCACCCATTTTAGACTCAAGCATAGCCATTTCAATGTAATCAGTGAAACGAGCTCTTGTGTCAGCCTCAGCCTTTAAGTACCATAAGTAACCACCTTGTCCGTTTTCAGTAGATATTTCTACCCAACCGATTCTAGAAGCGTCAGATCCTGATACTTCGTAGTAATCTTTCATGATGATTGGCTTGTTAGTAAAAGACTTAAATTGTGGTGTGTTAGCTTGTCTAGTGTCAGATCCTTGGTAAGTATCACCTTTTCTAAACTCAGAACCGTAAACGAATACAGTAACAGAGTTAGCACCTTGACTATCAGTAAACGTAGCGTTTAAGTTTGCTTTTCCGTAAGGAGCAACTTCGATAACAAGTGAAGTACCAACATTAGTTTTAGTAACTATACACTTTTCAACACCTTCGCTAGAAGCAACGATAACTAAATCGTTAACTCTAATACCGTGGTTGTTGTCAGATAGAGCTACACCATCAATGTCTTTAGCTAATGTGATTTGACCACCAGCTACTGTACCAGCGTCACCATCAGTGATTTCACCAGTATATGATAAATGTAATCTACCTTGTTCAGACCATACTACTTGATCAGCAGTCATAGCCTCTTCTGCACCGATTTGTGATAGGAAACCAGAAATTGTTCTAGGTCCGAAAACCTCAGCTTCTTTCTCCATCAAATCTGGCACGTATTGTTGCGCCCATCCAGCACCGGATGTAGACGCAAGATCTAAATAGTTTGTTGCTAGTGTCTGCTTAATAGAGCTAGGAACACTGTTTAACAAACTTCCTCCTGTAATTGCCATAATTGTAAAATTTTAATTTTGTTATTTATTGTTTTTAATTTTAAACTTAAAATCATTAGACGTATCACCACTTAATACTTTTACTTTCATACCTCCAGTGTTGACTTCACCAAAAGCTTGTCTTGGATTCATATCAACATTTTTAGATTTAGCTATACTACTTTTTAAAGCATCAGCTTTACCTTGTTCGTAGAAGTGTTTAGCAATAGCATCAGCGTTCATTGCTGTAAACAAAGACTTGTGATAACCTGCAGCATCTTCCATTTCATTGTTTTTGTTCAAAAACTTTTTGACAAAATTATTAATGTCGCTTTGAGTTTCTTTTACTTCATTTGCGTTTTTAACGTTAAACCTATATCTTTTATCACCAACATTATAATCAAAGCCTTTAAAGTTTTGATTAAATATATTGTCAGTTTTTAATTTAAAAGTTTTAGTTTGACGATCTACAACTTTTTGATTCTCTTCTGATTCCTTGTTGTATCTATTAAAGAAGTTAATAGCTTTTTGTTGTTCACTGGTCAACCTTGACCCAGCTTTAATTTCTTCATAGTATTTAGACTTTTGCCCGTCTAAGTAGGCTTTAGCGCTGGCAACTTGCTCTTTTAACGCTATTTTTTTCTTTTTAACTTCTCTCTCTTCATCTGTTTCTTCATCGTAAGAGAACTCATCTTCCATCATAAAACTTATTTCATCGTCTGTAAGATGTTTTTTAGTTTGCTTATAATATTCTCTTAGTAAAGCCATATCATCAAACTGAGAGTAGTCTTGATTTAAACGAACATAGTCGTTTATATCACCGCCAGTTTCTTCCATAAAGTCAACTAGCTTCTGTATATTTTCAGGTAGCTCTTTACCAGTTTCTTGTGCTTCAACAATAGCTTCTTTAGTTTCTTCAACTAATTCTTCTACTTGTTCTTCAACTTTATCTGTTACTTCTTCAAGAACAGGTTTTTCATCTTGAACTTCTTCGGAGACTTTTTCACTTTCTCCGGCAGGTTTTTCATCTGTTTTTTCGACGTTTTCTTCGAGTACTTTTTCGCTAGTTTCGGATTCGTCGCGTACAGGAACCTCATCTGTGCTTTGCTTTGGAACGGCATCTGTTTCTGGTTTTTTAGTTAAATCTACTTTAGTAACATTGTCGTCTGTTTTGTTTTTGTTTTTAAGATCAACTTTTGTTACGTTGTTTTCTGTAGCCTGCTCGGCTACTTCTTTTTTGTTTTCTTCCATAATATAATATAATAGTTAATAATTTTTACTCAAAACTAACAGGTTGTAATTCAGAGTTACCACTAAATAAATCATTACCTGTTTGTTCAAAGTTTTTAGGTGCTTCTTCGTTTTTTCTTTGAGCTATCATTTGGCTTTGTTGTGTAGCCTGTATTCTAGTTCTTTCATCTTTACGATCTTCTTTCATTTTATCTCTGTTTCCTAAACCTGTAGTTTCTATATTTTTAAGCTCCATGTTGTATTGGTGCTCTTGTTGTAGCAACGCTTGTTTCATTTGCATATCAGCTTGTTTTTCTCTTAATCTAAGTTCTGACTTCTGTTGTTCTAACTGAGCTTCTATTTGCGCTTGCATTTGAGATTTTTGCATTTCACTTTGCGCAGCAGCTTGTTGCGTTTGCATGTTAGCTTGTGCTTGCGCTTGTATATTTCTTTCTTTTAACTGTTGATCTCTTTGTATTTTTTTTCTTCTACGTACTTTTAGCAATTGATTTGCTTGTTTTATATTTCTAACTTCTCTAATATCAATAGCATCTTCAAGATCAATTGTTTGTTGCTGTAAAGCCACTTGTATATTGTTTTCAAGTCTAGCTTTTTCTTCTTCATCTGGTTGTAATTCTAAGAATATACCAAAGTCATATAAGTATAAACTGTCAAGCTCTTCTAACGTAGCAACGTTATGAGCGCCAAGCGCATGTATAAACGCATCTTTTGTTGGTGAGTACTCTATAATATCAGATATTCTTAACGATAAAGCCTCTGCAGTTTCTACAGTTAAAAATAAACCAGCATTTAATATATGTCTTGTTGCCGTGTTACTATTAGCTGCTGCTAATTTTTGTACACCAACTAAAGCGTTTTCATCTGGCATACTACCATCTCTAGCTTCATTAAGCCCGGTAGTATCTCTAATCATTTTTAAATAATAATTGTAATTAGTTATTAAAGCTTGTATCTTATTACCACCGCTACCACTTGTTATTTCTCTAATAGGTACTTTACCAGGATTCATATCACCATCTTGTGTGAACGATCTACCAATAATACTACCTGTTTGAAAGAACATGTTTAAAGCTTCTTGTGGATTATAATTTGTACCGTTACCTAAATCTATCTCAGCTAAACCATCAGCGTCTAAGTAAACACCATCTGGTACCATGCGCGCCATAACTTGCTGTAGCTTCAAGTGTGTAAGCTGTATCATGTCAGCAAAACCAGTAATACGTCTTACTAAACTTTCAATTTTACCTTTATACATACGTGGAGCACATATACTGTAATTCATTTTTACTTTAGTATAATCGCTTTTAGGTCGCATCATGTTTTTAGCTAGCTCCCACTTTAAAAGTTTGTTAGTGCCTACTATTAAAGCACCTTCGTATAATACTTCTATACTTCTTTGCAGCTTGCTAAAATTACCTTCTTTATCTTCTGGTGGGTTAAAGTTATCATCTTTTTCTATAGCTTTTTCTGCACCACTACCAGTTTCTTTTACTTTATAGACTTCGTTCATATAAGTTTTATAATTAAAATATAGAACTTGAACTTTATTATTATCTATTTCTTTGTAATGTATATTACTTTGATCGTAATTTGTTTGATAATAGTTTTTATTTTTAACTATATCTTCTAAATCTTCTTGTTCTAAAAACGGAAACTGTTTAGCTAACTCATTTACAGGTATGCTTTTTATTTCACCAACATAGTATATATCGTCAAAGTATGGTGATTCAGTATAAGAATAAACTAAATCAGCAGGATCAACATACTTTATAGTAGCGCCCTCTGACGTGTTAAAATCTGTTTTTACAGCACCAATACCTAACACTGTTAAATCATAATAAAAACGTTTTTGAGTTAAGTCGTAATTGTTACCAGTCATTAACATATCAATAGCTTGTTCTTGAGCTATCTCAACAGCCTGCTTATAAGTTAGCTGCATGTGCAGGTCTAACTCTTCTTGTGTAGTCGGTAAATCTTCTTGTGGAATATTGCTTTTAGAAATATCAAGACCATAAGTAGCTTGAACTGTTGAGTTTAAGTTTTGTGAAGCTATATCAGATAATATGTTTTCTAAGTACTCTGTTCTTTTTGCTACACCGTGTGGATCTTGTGAATAAGCTTTTATATCGTAAAGTCTTTCAGATATACCGTTTACAACTATATCAACAAACTTAGGTATAATAGGTACTGGCTTCCAGTCTAAATTTAAATAAGATAAATCACCATTGATAGATAATTCATCTTTATACTTTTGTATTGATTGCTCACCTCTTGCGTACAACCTTAAATTATGAAAATTATTTTTATTAGTAGTATATCTTGTTTGATTGTAGTCACTATAAAACCACTCTGTTTCAATTGCTTTAGCAACTTTTAAACCGTAGTCATAACTTAACTTTTCAGCATCACTTACTACTTGACTTGGAAAATAACCTTTTATAACAGACTCTGCCATATATTTACTTTATTATTTTAGAATTATAACCAGTATTACTATATCTAGCTATATTAATGTTTAATTTTTGTTTTTCTACATTTGGATTAGGTCTATATAAATGTCTGTTACAAGCCATTATAGCTAAACCGCTACTAATTGTTGCATCAAACTTTGTACGTTTGTTTATATCAAACCTACTCCAATCATTTAATGTTTTGTTAAAGTACATGCTACCATAACTACCTGTCTGCATTTGACCAACATGGCCTTGTATATACGTCTCTATTGCAGCAGCATGTGCTTGTTTAATATCTTCACTTGAATTAGGTATACCACCTATCTCTTTTTCTGCAGTTGAAAGTTTGTTCCAAGATTTATCAGGCCTGTTCATGCTGTAACCTCTGTAACCTCTACGCCTTAAATAATACAATAATCTTGGTTTATTGTTTTCTGCTAACAACGGCATACCATAAAACACCAAAGCCATAAGCACGTCTTCAAAGAATATATCAGCTGTTTGTGGTCTAGCTATATATTCTAAGAAAAACTGGTTTGGTGGACAATCTTCCATACTAAATTTTGTTAAGCCGTGTAACGAGCCTTTCGATCCTTTACCGTCTACAGTACCGCTAATATCGTAGCTGTCGCAGCCAAAAGCGCCCATATGATCGTTGCCAGGGTGTTTGCTTCCATTTTTTAATATAATTTTATTTTGTAAGTTTGAAGGTGGTACCCAGCTAATATTAAATCTACCTTTTGGATCTGGATAAAATATTACTTGAGTATCTTTAACACCGTTAA